GTTGCTTATGGAACTATTTTATCTGGATGTACTCCAAAAACATATACTCTTACAACAGGTTATACAGGAACAGCTGGAAACTATACATGTGATACAAGTAAAGGTTATGAAGGTACAGTTGTATATAATTTAAATAGTTTATCTGGTTGTAATCTTCTTCGTGCTACTAATTATTCAGGTTCAATAAGTTTTCAAATTAATTCAGGACCAAATCCTCAAGGTAATGCAATAAAAAGTTTCATTATCACGAATAATTCAAAAAATATTAATAATTTTATTATAAATATAAAACCTCTATTAAATTCCGAAATAATGATTAATAAAGTATCATTTTCTTCAAATAATATAGAATTATTTACTCCTATTATTGCTATTACTACTGGTGGTAACACGAATAGTGGTACAACTGAAACATATAAATTATCTTCTTTTATTTCTATACCATCAAATGTTACAGTAAATATTTATTTTCATATTTGGTCAAAATTACGTGATAATTATCAATATACAGTAAATGTTACTATATAACCAAAATAATTTTTTATTAAATTAAAAAATATCAATATATAATAAAATGAATTACTTAACTCGTCCCGTTTCTTATTTAGACACTAATGATTTTGACGAAAACGGAATCATCACCAATAAAGATATTAATACAAACTTGCCTGTTTTCATTATGATTCAAGCTCTTTGGTGTCCTCATTGTACACATGCTAAACCCCATTTCCAAAAATTTGCAGAGAATAATAAAAATAAAGTTATTTGTTGTTCTATTCAAGCTGACGCCAATATACCTGCAGTCAAAGAATTTTTTAATAACAAATTGAAAAATATGTGCCCTAATTTTCAAGGTTTCCCTACATATATTGTTCAACATAAAGGACAGAATATTGAATATGAAAATGGGCGTAAAACTGAAGATTTACAATCTTATTTAGATTCATTGTAATTTTTTATAACACTTTTATATTGTTATAATATATTATCTAACATATTTAATTCTTATACCAAATCTTTTTTGAGTATCTCTTATAGAACTTATTAACGATGGTTTATTCCATAAAATCCATTTACTCCAAAAACCTGCAGTTTTTATTCCTGATTTTTTCCAATCCTCTCTTGATTTGTGCCTTGTTTCGTACCTATGCATACGGTCAATGTCTTTATGTATAGTGAAATCAGAATATCCGACTGCTCCGAAGTGTACTGTTTTATTTCCGATAATAACCATAAACTTTTTATCCTTTTTCGAAGATTTCTTTAATGTAATAACATTTGAAGAAGGAGATAATGAACGACTTTTACTTCTTTTCATTTTTATTTAATAATATAAAACTTTTTTATAAATTCTTAAAACTTTTTATAAATTCTTAAAACTTTTAAAACTTTTTTATAAATTCTTAAAACTTTTAAAACTTTTTTATAAATTCTTAAATTCTTAAAAAAATAATTGTCCACACACACACACATTTTTTTTCTTTTAAAAACGATTTTTTTAAACTGTGTATCTGTTTAAAAAACGATTTTAAAAAAAGCTTTAAAATAAATTTTTTCTTGTTTAAATTTAACCACGTAAAATAAAATTTTTATATTTTTCACTTTTTTTTTATAAAAAATATTTTTAAACATGAATTGTATTTAAAAAAAATAAAAAAAAGTGAAAAAAAGTGAAAAAAAGTGAAAAAATAATAAAAAAAAGTGAAAAAATTAAAAGAATATTTATTATATAATAAATGGAATGCGATTATTGTAAAAAAACTTTAAGTACTTTAGGTAATTTAAAATATCATAAAAAAACAAATAAATTATGTATTAAAATTCAAGCAGATAATAATTTAATTAGTGAAAAGATAATTACATGTGAATTTTGTAATAAAATATTCACTTCTATAAAAACATTAAAAGTACATCTTAATATTTGTAAAATTAAAATAAAAAATGATAAAGAAAAAGAAGAACAAAATTATGAAATCAAAAAATTGATAAATAATTTAGAAAAAAAAGATATTGAGATTGAAAAATTAAAAAACGAGATTGAAAAATTAAAAAACGAAAATAAAATGGTAGAATTAAAAACCAAAAATAAAATATATGCTAAGGATCGTGAGTTGATTCATAAAATTGCTTCTTCTCGAAATACTACTAATATTAATGTGATTAATAACATTTTCAATCAACCTGAAAAAGTTAAAGAATTGTTAGAACATAATTTAAATACAAATCATATTGTTGATGGACAAAAAGGAATAGCGCATTTTGCTTTTAACACATTACTTAAAGATGATAATGGTAATATAAATTATTTCTGCACTGACTTAAGTAGAAATATATTCAAATTTCAAAATTCTGAAGGTGATTTAGAAAAAGATGTTAAAGCTTCGAAATTAACAAATTTAATTGTATCTTCTGGATTAAAAGACAAGACACATAATATAGCAAATAATTTATGGACAAATGAAGATGGGACATTCAATTTAGAAAATTTTAAAATTTTTAACCCTCAAGCAAATGAAATAATAATGATAGAATCAGATAATAGTGTATTTAGGAATGAATTAGCTTGTCTGACTGCAATATAATTAATTACAACGACTTCCGAATTATATGAAATATATACATTATTATCACAGTTACTGATATAGGTATTAAATCTTGATGCATATTTATTTTAAATATTTGTTTGTAAATATTTAAATTAATTTAAAGACATAATAATTATTATATGCCGGTATAATACAGTGGTAGTATATTCGTCTTGTAAACGAACAACCTGAGTTCGATTCTCAGTATCGGCATGTCAAAAAGGTAGTGTTTTCAAATTCTTTTAATGAGTATTCATATACTGCTTGATTTTTATAATAACTATTGTTATAAAAATTCACCTTTTTGTTAAGCAAACTTCCAGCAATCGCGATATGTAATCTATTTGTATTTATTACCTCGTAATTTGACAAATACTTAAAAATAGACATTGACACATTTTCATATACTTTTATATCGTTGTCATCATTGATATATAAAACTAAAGATAAATCAATATTGTCGTTCGGTATTTTAAAACATGTCTTTTCTTGATCATTTCTAAAAACATTACATATACCAGAACCGTTCGAAGTCGTATCAACATTCACTCCTTTAATATGAAACGCTAAGTCTTTCGATAAATAGACATTTGACTTGTTTTTAATTATCTTGTGAACATATTTATAAGATGTCAATTCTCTACATATAACTTTTACATTATTTCGAAAAGACATTATTATATCATCTTCATCTTTTACAGTATGTGGTAATATCACAATATGATTATTATTATACATATTGTTAATTAAAAAGTTGGAGCATTCTTTGTAGATTCCTATAAAATTACCACCACCTCCATAAAATATAGTTTTATTATTGTATATCTGTTTAATATCACCGAAAGTGAAATTTATATTCAATTCTCTCAAAATTTGTATGGTAGAATAAGTTATTAATTGATCTCCTGCATTACCTGGATTTGGTATAAAGATGATATTTTTGTTTACATATTCACTTAAGAAATTGTATATATCTATTTCATTATACTTCATGTTTACTTTTACTTTATCTAATTATTTAAATTAAAACTCTTCCTTTATTACCATTAATCTTACACATATTATATTCATTTCTCAAGTTTTTGTTCTTGTATTCAATCAATGGATGTTCTGTTAATTTGTCAAATATACTATTCTTAAAATCCGTGCGTTCCTTAAGAGAACTTGTTGTTGCTTGTAAATCTCGTCGTATAGTATCGTTATTTACATAAAACAGTACAAGTGAATTACGATCTATCGTTGTGTTAAAACCATGATAGCTATAAAAATGTTGAGCGAATATACATACAGAATTAGGTTTATATTTTGATTTTTTAATTGGGGTCATGTTTTTATCGTATAAGATAGTTCCATTGTCTAATTGTTCTTGTTCACTTAGAATAGTATCTGGGAAATAAAATACTGTGCTTATATATTTAGAAGGTATATCTACGTGAATATTTTGGAATTTACTTCCTTCTGTGTATACAAACTCAAGTTCTTCTTTAAAAACACTTATACTATTAATGAATTTTTGAGGACTAGTGAAAAACTTCTTTAATAGAGCAAGTTTAATATCTTTATCTTCAAAAAGATTATAAAACGTTTTTAATGTACTGTCGGTTGAATCAGCGATTGAATATCTATTATTAACAAAAGACTTATTATCTTGTAGTCTGGTTAGTAAATATTTACTGTCGTTGTAATAATTACTTTTATCTTTTAAAGATTTGTATAAGTCCTCGTGTAATATATCTTCAATGTACACATGATAAAAAGGTTCTTCGCCAACGGTTGATTCATTAATCTTATTCAATGTATATTCTTTATAAACTTTTTCCATTTTTTATTTAAAATAAATAAAAAAAAATCTTTTATTTTCTTATTAAATAATCAGATACTTTTTCGAAGTAGTTCATGTCATGTAAATCATATATAATTCCTATTAAGTTCTCATTATTTATATCTCCTTCTTCATATTCATTATGAACCATATGATCTATAACGTCTATATATCTACGTTCTATATTTAATTTAATTGTTTTTATCTCAGATAAAATTCTTTTTCTTTCTTTCGGCAAAAAATACGCCGTCAATTCTCTTTCAGAAAGATCGGCACCTGTTTGTTCTATTAAATATGTTTTAAGTTCGATATTATTAAGTTTATAAGCTTTTAAAAGTAATGATTGTCCATTATGATCTTTTACATTAACATCAGCACCATTTTCTATTAAACATTTTATCAATTCTATATTTTTGCTTCTATTTAATGCTGTTTCTCCATATTTATTTTTTACGTCAACATTAGCACCACGTTTTATTAAATCTTTTACAATTTCTATATTACTAGCATACATAAGCGGTGTTATACCATCTGAATCTGGTAGATTAACGTCGGCTCCATTGGCTATCAAAATTTTGTAAATATCAAATAAATTATTTTTCACAGCATATATAAGTGCTGGTGTTCTAGTTATGAATTTACCTTTTGGTGCTATATTATTAACATCGGCTCCATTGGCTAACAATAATTCTATCATTTGTGTTTTTAGTTTATTATTATTCGTATTTTCTGATAAAAATGTTATAATTTGATTCATTTTTTATTTATTATATAAAAAGAAAATATAAAAACGATATAAAGAATTTAGTTTCTTTAAATTAATATAATAATGATTGCAAAATTAGAATATCCTGAATTTAAAAATATCCCTGTATCTACGAAAACATTCATAATAATGACTAATTTAGTGATTGACTTAAAAAAGTTATTTGATTTCTTACCGATTACAGAATATACTATCATACCTAAGAAGCGCGGTAGAAAGAAGAAATCAGGTGAAATTGATGAGGTTAATATTATTAAGGATGGGTCTATAGTAACTATGAAATATGAAAATAAATATAAAGGGGTCAATTTGAAGCAAAAGAAATCTCATGTAAAGAAGAAGAAAAGTAAATGGTTTCGCAACTCTTTTACTGTTGTTATTATGATCGACAACAAGCCCATCAATTTCAAGATATGTCAAAATGGCATGTTTCAAGTAACTGGGTGCAAATTTAATAAACATGCTGAAGGATGCATCAAATTTATTTGGGAGCATATCAAAGAAGCAGAAACTGATATTTTTTATTACTCTAAAGGAACAACGCTTGAGGCGATATTTATCCCTGCAATGAGAAACATTGACTTTAACCTTGGTTTTTTTATAGACAGAGAAAAACTCGCACAATATATGAGTATTCAAACAGAATTTCATTCATTACTTGAAACATCTTTTGGCTATACGGGTGTGAACATCAAAATCCCAATCACACATAATATAGTTGATTTGAAACTTAAAAAAATCAAATATATATGCGACGAATTTATCGAATCCACTATCACATACGGCGATTATTTGAAGATGCTTCCTGAAAAAGAGCAGATGAAAAAGCTAAACAAAGACAGATACAACACATTCCTTGTTTTTCACAGCGGAAAAACAATAAATTCAGGTATTACTTCAGAGTTTATGGAAGGTGCTTATTACTACTTTATCAATATTATCAAGAAATGTAGGCATTTGATCGAGGAAAAATTGGATGTTTAAGGGAGTTTTTTTGATTTTTTATGTGTACCCCACATAAAAAATTACGGTAAAGGTGAAAATTGGGTGAAAAATCTAAGTAGATTTGTATCTGGAAATTAGCCTGTTAAAAATGATTTAGGTGAAATCATTGTGAAAATCTAAATCTATTTTGTCTTAACTTTCTCAAAAGTTAAGACGATTTAAGAAATAGATTTGTATCTGGAAATTAGCCTGTTAAAAATGATTTTGTATGGGAAAGGTGAAATCATAGTGAAAAATCTAAATCTATTTTGTCTTAACTTTTTTCAATTAAATCTATTTCGTCTTAACTTTTAAAAAAAAAAGTTAAGACGATTTAAAGAAATAGATTTATATATAAAATGATAACTGTATTAGAAAATACTGAATATAATGATGACTTTCAAATTCTTGTTGAAAAAGAAAAATTAACTGTTTATGTTAATAATTCTGAAAATAAACCGTATTATATTGGTTCTGAAATATGTGAATTATTAAAATATAAAAACACTACTCAAAGTATTAAATTAAATGTAAGTGATAGTAATAAAATTGCTTTTAAAAATTATTCAGGTAAAAAAGAACCTAAATTAGATTCTAGACAAATTTTAATAAATAAAGAAGGTGTTTATGAGCTACTTCAAAAAAATAGAAAAAAACTATCAGATGAATCAATTGATATTTTAAATAATGCAGGTATAGATGTATCAAAAGCTCAAGATGAAGAATCAGATTCCGAAGAACAAGATAAATTGACTGTATATTCTTATTTTAATAATGGTTTTTGTTTTGAATACTTTGTTGGTTTACAAATTACAAGTTTAATTGGATATTCTAATGTAACACAAGCTTTAATTAATGTCTCAAAATGCAATAAAATTGAATTTAAAGATTATCCTGGTGTAAAAAAACCTAAATTAGATCCAAAGTCTATATTAATAACAAGAGATGGTGCTTGTGAACTCCTTATAAAAACAAGAAAACGTCTAACACCTGATATTATTCATATGCTTAAAGAATTCGGAATTGAGACAACAAATAGAAAATGTTTAACAAAGGAACAACAGACATTATCAGCAATAGCAAATACATTTAAGACAGAAAAAATTGAGGATCAGTTTAAAGTAGGGAATTATTATTTAGATATGTATTTACCCGAGTATAAAATTGTAGTTGAATGTGACGAAAATGGACATTCAGATAGGAAGCCGTGTGACGAAAGAGAAAGAATGGATTATGTCAACAAAGAATTCGATATAGATGACACATATTGGATAAGATATAATCCTGATGAGTATGATTTTGATATATCAAAAGTAACAGGTAGAATATATAATAAAATAAATTTAATTAAAAATCAAGAAAAAGAAATTGTGAAAGTTGTAGAAGAAGAAAAATGGTTAAAACTTGAAATTATTGAAAAAGGAAAATTCGCAGCACCACCTAAGGATTATTTAATAGAAAAACTAAAGAAATATAATATATGTCAAATAGCGCAGTATTATGGAATTTCAACAAATCCTGTAAGTAAATGGCTTAAGCAATATGATCTGAAAATAAAAGATTTTCATAATTATGATCCTCCATCAAAAGAAGAATTTATTGAAGTTTCAAAAAATAAATCACAAACTGAAATAGCAAATCACTATGATGTTTCATGTCATATAGTAAGAAAATGGTTAAAAAATTATGGATTAAAAATACACGAACTTAAAGTATCACAAAAACAAGTGACTAAAAACGAACTTGTTAAACTGATTGATGAAACTTCTTCAAAAGAAGAATTAGCAGAAAAATTAAATATTACCGAAAAGATGGTTGATAAAATAATTCAGTCTCACAATATAGATAAAATGCCTAGTAAGGAAGAATTAGAAAAAAATTTACATTTAAAAAATAAGGATGAACTTGCTGAAATGTATAATACATGTCGAACTACTTTGCGAAAATGGATTGAATCTTATGGTTTACAAGATATTAGATTTACAAAAAGAACTCATCGACCAATAATAGCTATTAAAGATAATATACAAGTGAAATATGAATCAATGAAAGAACTCAAAAAGGAACTTAATATGAGTCATACGAAAGTCGGTGAATGTATAAAAAATAAAGAAATATACAAAGGATATGAATTTAGATATGAAGACCAAATTACATCAATTTTATAAAAAATATACTTATTATAAAATTATTTATTGTTTAAAAAAATATTATTATTAATAAAAAAAATGTTTACTACTCCAAGATTTAGAATGAATAATCTTTCTAGACAAGAAGAATATAAATTTCATGATTACATAAATTTATATGTTGTCGCTCGTTATATTTGCTTACAAATTGGCGATTATAAATATTCTTGTAGAAATAGTGATATTAATGGATGGTTAGTATGTGATGGTAGGTCTCTCCTAAGAGCAGATTATCCGGAATTGTTTGAAATTATTGGAACTTCTTTTGGTTCCGAAAATAGTGATTCTTTCTCTTTACCAGATTATCGTGGAAGAGTACCTGGTGCTGTTGGAAGTGGATATGATTTAACTTCTAGAAATATTGGTGATTCTTTAGGTACTGAAACTGAAACTTTATCTAGTTTACAAATTCCATCTCATTCTCACACAGGTACTACTGACGCTGACGGTGTTCATAATCATACTGCATCTATAGCAACATCAGGATCTCATAATCATACTTATAATGATGCATATTTTGCTGAAAATACGGGAGGAGGAACAAAATATGGAACTAGTGCAGGAACAGATGTAGATAATAATTTTATATATAGAACAGCTGAAGGAGGATATTCAACCACACCTAGTGATATTAATACATCAACAAATGGTACACATACACATTCTATTTCTATTGACAACTCAAATAGTCATACACATACTTTTACAACAGCAACAACTGGTTCAGGACAAAGTCATAATAACATACAACCAACGCTTTTTGGTGGTAATGTTTTAATATTTTCAAAGTTTTTAGACATTGATAATTTAGAATTAATTAAATTACCTTTAACTAATACTTAATTATAAATTTTATAATTTATTTACAAGTTATAAAATAAAACTAATATAGAGAGTGGTTTGTTGGTATATTGAGTTCATCATTTATTTTAGATTCAACTAAATATTTAATATTTTGTTCAATTGCTTTTTAAGCATAGTAAAATAAATATTCAACCTTAAATCCTAACAAATTATTAATATCCAATTTTTCGTAATAATTTATATCGGATTCATTATCTAATTCTTCATTTAGATAGATATTTTGCAATTCAAGGTAATTTTGAACTTCTTTTAACAATTTATTCTTATCACTCTGTTTATCATCTGGATTATATCTAATAAAAATACAAGGCTGACCGAGTTTAGCGGTTATATCGTACATTCTTTTTTCATCGCATTTATAATCCGCACCTCGATGTTTATGTTCATCTATCTCAACAATTAATTGAAACCATAGACAGTCGAAACGAATATCTGGAAAGAAGTGCCCATTTGTACATTCTTTACCTACAGATTTATTATGAATAAAATCTCTATCCGGTAAATTATCTTTCAAGTATTTTACAATTGTCATCTCTTTTGTTTTTTGATATAATTTATTTGTGTTTGCAGGCTTACAGTATTTGCATAAGCCTCCATATGTTCGCCACAAACCACACATTTCACAATTATTACATTTTGAACATCCTGCTCCGGCTAAATGATTCACAGGATCTTGATAAAAAAATCCATGTGTTATACCATTTCCAAATTTTTTATTACAATTTATTTTTACTTTAATTCCGAATTTTTCATAAACTACTTCCGAATAATCATAAATATCACCATGAACAAGTTTTGCTTTGTTAATAAATTTTTCAGTATCTAAACGTAAATTAAGACCATTTTTTTCATTTGCACATTTTGGACAACCAGCTTTTGTATTTGTATGGTGAGATGGATACTGGTTAAATTCTCCATGTTTTTTACATATAATTATGACAGATGTATTAATAGTTTTATAATCAACTTTAGAATAATCATATCTATCACCATGAACAAGTTTCGCCTTTTCTATCCATTCATTCGTTGTATAATTATAATTTCTTGTTTCGCAAAACTTACAATTATAACCATATAAATGATTACATGGAGTTTGTTCAAATTCACCATGTTCTCTGCATATAATAATTACTTTAATATAATTTTTTATATAATTAACTTTAGAATAATCATATCTATCTCCATGAACAAGCTTTGCTTTTTCTATCCATTCACTTGTTGTTGGAACATAAGAACCACTACATTTTGAACATCCATGTTTTCTTAAATGACAACTAGCTTTTTGTTCAAATTCACCATGTACTTTACAAATAATTATTACAGGTGTTTTAGTATCTATATAATTAACTTTGGAATAATCATATCTATCTCCATGAACAAGTTTTGCTTTAGAAATAAATTCTTCAGTATTTGAACTTGCTTTTTTACCATTTTTTTCAAACGCACATTTTTTACAACCGCTGGCTCTTTTATGATGCCCCGGTAGTTGTTTAAATTCTCCATGAACTTTACAGATAATTATTACATTTGTTTTAGCGTCTATATAATCAACTTTAGAATAATCATATCTATCTCCGTGAACAAGTTTTGCTTTTAAAATAAATTCATCTTTATTTGAACGATTCTTATTACCATTTTTTTCGGACGCACATTTTTTACATCCAGTGCCAAGAACATGTGAATTTGGTTTTTGTTCAAATTCTCCATGTTCTCTACATATAATAATCACTTTAATAGAACTTTTTATATATTCAACTTTAGAATAATCATACTTCTCACTGTGAACTTTTACTGCTTTAATAACAAAATCTTCTTTACTATCTCTAAACTTGAGAGACATATAACCACATTTATTACACCCAGACTTCAAATGCTTTGAAGGGGTTTGTTCAAACTCGTTATGAATTTTGCAAACTATGATAACTTTTGTAGATAAATTTTTATAATCAATCTTTGAATAATCATACTTATCACCGTGGAATTTAATAGCTTCTTCAATAAATTGTTCTTTTGTTTTCATATATATATATATATACAAAAAGAGTTTTTAAATTCAATTTTAATATAAGCAAAAATTAATTAAATTACTTAATTTTATAACTTATTTACAAGTTATAAAATACAATTTTTTCTTTTTTCTTTTCTACTATTTTTTGTCCAAACCATCTTTAGTCTTCAAAGATATTACAAAAGATACTTTGTTAACAATATCTTTTGTATGGTTATGAAATATTTTTTTGTTTAAATTTTTTTCTAAACCGACAAATCATGAAAAAAATGTGTAAAATTATCATACAAACACTTGAATCTAAAGATACACATCCAGACTTAGATGCTTTTATCTTTTTTAAGAAAGTACATTCCATAGACTGGCTTGAAATGAATTCTTTCCCGACAAGTAAGACATTCAATCTCCTTGACGGTTGGAAATCAATTACCAAAAAAAAAGATATTAGACGAATCTAAAACCTTTCACCGAAAAAACAGTCATCAGACGCGTTAATGTAGCGAACTCCATGAGTAGATCTAATTTATTTTAGAAAGTCGTTTTATAATTCAGTTTTTTCAATAAATTGCGTCCATTCATTTACAAGTTTTTCAAAATTTTGATTTATAGCCCATTTATATGCATTTTCTATAAGATAATTTTTTACTCTTGGTCTTTCTAGAACAAAAAATAACTTACTTAATAATTCTTTATTATTATCTCTAATTGGATAATTACAAAGAATACCCCTTGTTTCAACGATTTCAGATAATGCTGCTAATTTTACAGTTACTACAATACATTTAGAACACATTGCTTCAACAACAGACAAACAATAAGTTTCTTTAAAATCGGTAGGGTAGAAAAATATATCAGATTTTAAAAATTCGATTGCTAATTCATTTTGAGGCACTCGCCCGTGTACAAATACATAATCTAATTTATTAATTTTCTTCATTGTATCAAAGTCAATATTTTCTTTCTTGACAAATACATGTAATGTTGTCTCGGGGAATTTTTCTTTAATAGTCGGAATCAAATTGATTAGATTCGATAAACCTCTTGATGGGTCAGAAGTATATATGAATCTGTAAGGGATTTTTTCCACATTCTTATCAACGAATCGCTCAGGATAAATTGCATTTCTAGATACTATAATATTTTCATTTGGGATGTTTAATTTCTGTATGATATTATTTTTTTGCCAGTTCGATATTGCTATAATTTTCTTAAACTTTTCTTTATGTATCTGAAAACACTTTGATTCGTCAATTACCGGTAATACATCATGAACCCATAGATATACTGACCTGATATTATCATAATATACCAAATTTGATGTATATCTGCTTATCACAAGAATATCAATCACATATTTTAATGCAAATTCAGAAAAATATTTATAATCTATATATTCTATTCCTTCGTGAATACATTGGTAATCAACATTTAAAGTTGTGTCTTCAAACGAACCAATTATAAATACTCTGTACCCTAATTTATAAAATTCTTTAGATAGATTCATTGCCATATACTCTGAACCAGATATTCTACTATCACCCTTAGGATTCCAATTTTTAAATATCGACTGTTCACCACCTGTATGAAAAACAATAGTTTTATTATTGCTCAATTTAATAGGTGAATTTGTAATACTTACATCACATAAAGCATATTTGATATTTAACAATGGTTGGTTATTCGGATAGAATGATAATAATTTCTTTAAATAGGGAATTGCGATATTTAATTGTCCTAATTGAATTTTGACGTCAATATATAAATAAGTTATAAAATAATCATATATATCTGACTCTAAAATCGTATAAAATAATTTAGGTTTCTTACAATTTACAATTAAAGATAATATTTCATCACATTCTTCGAGATTCCCGAGTTCTTTAGAAATTACTGCTAATTTGTAGTTTATTTCGGGACGGTCTTTGTATTTATTCAAAATAGACAGTAAATTCACTTGAAATTTGTTTATATCTCCGTCAAGAATAAATTTGACGCATTTCAATTCATAATCAGCGACAAAATAATATTCTTTGTGTAGATTATTTAATTTACTTAGTTTATTATAATATTCTATAGTTTTTTTATAATTCTCCATATTATAATATGTTTTTGCTAGATAGTATATCACTCTGGGATCATAAGGATAATCATTATGATCCTTTAAAAGAAATTGGATGTCTTTGATATATCTACTAACAGACCTATTTTTATGTTCATTTGTCTCTATATCATTTATAAATGCATCATTTTCGTCGATATAAAAGACTTTCTTTTCTTCTACAACTATATGTTCATGGACTCTGTATTTATATCTTAAAATTTCAGAAGTCTTTATAATTCTTATTGATGAGTATGAATTGTGTAAATAATTATTATGATAATTTGCAATTATCATACTATAACAAATTTTTTTTGTATTTGTTAATATTTGTCTTAACTTATTACCGTTATGAATAACATAACTATCATCTAATATTATTTGATACTTACATGTTTTCGAAGATAAATTTAGACATTTGTTACGTGCATCCGAGAAATTAATGAACTCTTCGTCACAATATAAATTACCAGGTTTATCTTTTAATACTTCTTTAATTATTTCTTTTGTATTATCAGTACTACCAGTATCTAGAATAGTCCAATGATCAATAAACTCTTTATTCTGTTCTAAACAATATTTTAAAATGTCTCCAGAGTTCTTTACAATCATAATAAGTTCTAAAATATTTTCCATTTATTTACTTTATATTATTTTTTTAAACTAATTAAAAATAATATATTATATATATAAATATGAAGAAACAAATAAATTATGTAAAGTCGTTGTCGAAAAAACATAAAAATGTTTTAGAATGGTATACAACTGATAATGGATATAAAATTTTAAATCTTGCTTTACGAACAAATAATAAAAATAAGTTACGTAAAGAACTAGAAGATAATTTAAATTTAATTGATAATATATTTTTACATTGTCCAAAATTAGAAAAGTCTATTGTTGTGTATAGAGGATTAGAACTAGATGATCCTAAAGATATAAATTTTACTACAAATAGTTTTATATCAACAAGTTCAGATTATGAAACAAGTTTGAATTTTAGCGGAAAAACTTGTTGTATATTAAAAATAAATATATCTGCTGGTTCTAAAATATTACCTTTGAAAACTATTGCTAAAGATGTCGCACATGAAGAAGAAATATTACTTGATAGATATTGCAAGATTTCTGCAACATATATACATGATAACAAAAAAGGTGTAACTTTAATTGATTGTGTATATATTCCAGAGGATAGTGTAGATATTGAATCAATAAAAGATATTAAAGAATCTAAAATTGTACTTTCAAATGATAAAATAGTAGACAGTTTATTAAATATTTTAGGTGATGAAATTGAATTATATGATACAATTGAAGAATTACAAATACAATTAGAAGATATTGCTCAAAGAATGAATTATAAATTAAATAAAGATATTTTAGAAAATATTAAACATAAATTAAATTTATAAAATTAATTCTATCTATTATAAAAATGGATGATTATCAAAAATTTATAAACGATGGATATTATGAAAATATTATTAATTCTAATCGATTTTTAGGTGGATTATACGACGGTATGGATGAAGCAGAAGTTTTAAATATAGTTGACAATAGAATTCGTAATGATGAATTTAGACAATATATAATAAATGATTTATTAGGTAATGATGAATTTAGAAATGAAATAATAAGAATATTAGGATCAGGAAACGAAGGACCAACAGGAATACAAGGACCAACAGGACCAACAGGAATACAAGGACCAACAGGACCAACAGGAATACAAGGACCAACAGGACCAACAGGAATACAAGGACCAACAGGAATACAAGGAATACAAGGAATACAAGGAATAACAGGACCAACAGGACCAACAGGAATACAAGGAATACAAGGAATAACAGGACCAACAGGAATACAAGGAATAACAGGACCAACAGGAATAACAGGACCAACAGGAATAACAGGACCAACAGGAATACAAGGAATAACAGGACCAACAGGAATACGAGGAATAACAGGACAAACAGGACCAACAGGACCAACAGGACCAACAGGAATACAAGGACCAACAGGACCAACAGGAATACAAGGAATACAAGGAATAACAGGACAAACAGGACCAACAGGAATACAAGGAATAACAGGACCAACAGGACCTAAAGGTTCAGATTGTGATATGGATATAATTTTTAGACTTATTCAAGCTAAATTTGAAGGAATAATAGATATAATTAACGAAAGATTAGAATCACCACGTTCTGTAAGTATTCCACCACCACTACCACCACCACAATCTGTACGAGGAAAATCTCGTCCTACAATTATTAGTGAATCAAACTCTAATGGTGGAGGAGGAAGTCGAGGTCCTCCACCTGATTCTAATAAATCACAAATTTCAATTTAATTTATGTTTTATTCGTTACTTAAATATAATGACAAATCTGTTTTTTTAAAAATATATTTTTTATCTAATGATATCGTAACACTCCAGTCTTCCTTAAGCAGATTTTGCTTACAGACAAATTTAGCAGTTTCAAACAAAAAAAATGGTTGTAAACCTAAAGAAGATAATTTTATAAAATCTATTTATTTATCAGAATTTGAAAATATACATAAAAATTTTGAAGAAATTAATGATGATATATCAAATAAAAATATTCTATTGATTGATGAAATAATTGGACGCGGTACTACAATGAAAGTATGTGTTGAATATTTAGAAAAAATAAAAAAAGTAAGTTCAATAACAAAATTAGTTTATCAGAAACATGAATCTGCAAATATATATCTGAAGATAAAATTCATTTATGGTCTTGGGGATATGATTGTTAAAAATAAAAGATAATCTTTTACAATTTTATATTTAAGAAAAAATTACAAAATATAAAATAATGACAAAAATTGGTGTATGTTTTATGAGTATAGGTGAAAAATACAAAGAAATCACTTCAAACAGTAGAAAAAATAAAATATCTTATTGTACACGACATGGATATGATTTTATCGAAGACGAATCGATATATGATACTTCTAAACCTATTCCTTGGAGTAAAATCCCTTTAATATTAAAATATATTGACAAATACGACTACATTGTCTGGATTGACGCTGATATTCTTATAATGAATTTGACTATTACTATTGAATCTATTATCGAGAAATATCAAAATTTTGATATTATTTGTGGGTCGGATTGGCGTATGATTAATACCGGGTTCATGATCATGACAAATTCCACATTTTGTAAAGATTTCTTAGCATATGTCCAAACAAATGTATATGACCCACACGAAGACAAAAATGAGAGATATTTAAATTGGGAACAAGGTTCGTTTATAAATCTCCACGATCGTAATTATATGAATTGTGTTTCTCATATAAAAGTAACTCAACCAGATGAAATGAACTCATATTGGTATAATTTTTTCCCAAATCACTTTGTTATTCACTTTGCCGGTGTTCGAGGAGATTTACTTCAATATTTGTTAAGGGATTACTATCCAGAAAGACTTGATACGGACACAGATACATCATATAATTCGCGTATGGAATGGTTGTCAGGACCAGTAAGAGATTATTTAGATGAAAAACTAAAACATGATAAAGAAAGAGAAATGATGTTTATAAAAGAATCTCAATTTAATTATACTGATTTATTAGATCAATTTATTATTTATGAATATCCCATTAATAAAAAAATTAGAATTGGTAATATACATGACGGTGGATATGTAATTCCAAATCTACAATATACAAAATTATTTTCTTTTGGTGTTTCAAATGATACTTCATTCGACGAGCAATTTGCTGAACAATATAATGTTGAATGTCATTTGTATGATCCTACAATAAACGACATTCCTAAACATCATAAAAGTTTATTCTTTCAAAAAATTGGTTTATCGTCAAGTGAGACAACAAAGAAAATTAATAATATGGATTGTAAAGTTAATACTCTCGACAATTTGTTAAAAGATTTTTCAGATAATACAATGTTTCTAAAGATTGATATTGAAGGAGATGAATATGATTCTATAAATGTTGCAAGTCAAGATACTCTAAATAAATTCATGTGTATCGTATTAGAAATACATTGGTTGTCTGATAGAAAACTAAGTAATAAGATTGAATTTCTTAAGAAAATGAACGAGCTATTTTATATCATTCATATACATGCAAATAATCATTCACCTGTTAATATCATAGATAATTTACATCCATTACCAGATGTTTTAGAATTAACATATATTCGCAAAGATTTGTTAATTGATCCTATACTATCATCGAACATCTTCCCTACAGAATTAGATAATCCTAACCATGGTATGTTAAAGGAAATAGAACTGGATTTTTACCCATTTCGTCCTTTTTATATTAGTTTATCTACAATACCTTCGAGAATTCCGCGATTAAATGAAGTTATTGATTCGTTAGTAAATCAAACTGTAAAACCACGAAAGATATTTGTAAATATTCCCAAGTTTTACGATAGATTTCAAATAGATTACGTTGCTCCTAATTTGTCGAAATATGACAGTAATGTAGTTGTTTTAAATGTTGTTGATACAGATTACGGACCAGCAACAAAATTTTTACCAATTATAAATATGATAGACGTACATGAAGACGATATGGTAATTATTGTAGACGATGATATTTTGTATGATAAGAATATGTGTGCAAATTTAATTAAAGATAGTTATAAAAATCCTGATTCTGTAATTACAACATTTGGTATAACAAATGGGGAGTATTTGTTTGACCAATCTAAATGGGTTATTGATAGAAACACTCAATATCTTGAACCATGTGGATTACGTGAGAAAACCGAAGGATTTATTGATGTTTTCGAGGCATTTAAAGGAACTTTGCTAAAGAAGAAGTTTTTTAATAGAGATGTATTTGATTTCGAGGATTTGGAATTTAGATTTTGTGATGATGTGTATTTATCTGGACATGTTTTGAAGAATGGATATACTATAAGAACGTCAGTTTACGATAATAAAACTTCATTTCTTCAGAATAATATAGATGCACTATGCGATAATGTAGAATTGAGAAATAAAAGAATGACAAATTGTGCAATGCATTTTAAAGAAAAATATGGTATATGGTAAGAAAAATTTATTTGATTTTTTATTTAATCTTTGTCTTAAATAAAAAATGAACAAACCAGTAAAAAAATGTAAAGATGATGAGATATTAAATACAACAACTAATAGATGTGTTAAAAAAAATGGTAAGATTGGTAAAGAATTAATGAAAAAAATGAAGAAACCTTCATCTTCAAGTAAGAAAAAACCTTCATCTTCAAGTAAGAAAAAACCTTCATCTTCAAGTAAAAAGAAACCTTCATCTTCAAGTAAAAAGAAACCTTCATCTTCAAGTAAAAAGAAACCTTCATCTTCAAGTAAAAAGAAACCTTCATCTTCAAGTAAAAAGAAACCTT